CAAAAATCAACGGACTTTAGTTCTCTTTTTATATGTTTAAAAAAATTAGTATAATCATAATTTGTTCCGTTCCAAGCTTCAGACATTTGAATTTCATGATTCATAATGTCTCCAAGAAACATTACTGATAGACTAGTTTTTTCTACCTGTTCGTTCAAAAATAATTTGAACTTTTCCATTAGGTTTCTTTTTTCTTACCTATGTTATATTTGGTTTCTAATGTCCATTCGTTTTTTTCACTAAACGAAAGCACCTTGATTTGACTTAATGGAGCAACTTCTTTTACTTCCCCAATTATATTAACCAATCCCCAATCCATCAACAGCTTTGCAATTGTGTTTCTACGTGCAATATCATTTTCAGATAGATTGGTTTTCTTGCCATCAAGAGCAAATAACTCTTTGAAATGAACAATGTAATATCGTCCTTGCTTATGTAATATATGACAGGACTGATATAGTTTTCTTTCTTTTCGGGAAGCAACACCAATACGAGAGAGAGTTTCTCGTACCTTCAAAAAATCATCAGGCTCTTTCAGCCCTATCTCTAGCATCTGCTCCTGTGTCCAATTAATTTCTTCCATCTCTTCCACCTTTATTTAATCTTGTTTTTATGGCAGAAATTTGTTCATCATTTAGTATATCAAGAGCGGCCTTTGCCTTTTCGTTATTGTATCCATAATACTCTTTAACATACTTTAGATTTTCTAATTTCTTCGCCTTCAGCCAAGGAGTGTATCTTTTTCTTGGTCGTAAACTATTTATTAAAAAATCAAACTGGAGTTTCTTATCTAAATGATGTAGTTGATTGATTTCATTCACCAACATAATGGTGTCGGGGAATGGAGAAATACATTTGTTGATTATGAATGGGTAATATTTCTTTTCCCAATCTTCGTCTTCAGTGTCTAAAAGAGGTTCTTTGGTTTGATTTATAGCATTAAGATAATCCCGTAGGGCATACATTATGACACAATACACTTAAAAACAATAATAACCCTTAACTCATAACAATGTCGAGAAACTGGCGCTGCACCATGTGGATGTGCCCCACCATGAAAAGCAACCATTCGATTTCCTTTATATTTGGTTTGGCCTTCTATCTCCAAAGTATCCTTATTGTAAATAATTGTACCGCCGCCCCACTCTGCTTTCCAATCAAGTTTTGGATAGAAAACGAAAGTATACCTTTGGTCTAGTGGAATAGGTGAATCTGAATCATCAAAATGAAGATGAGGTTCTATTCCAAAGGTGTGAGCGTTACAATAAATTCTTTCATACCCAGTGATACCATACAAAGATTCAAAATCCAATTTGTTCTTCGCATGTTCAAAAATATTATCAGCCCAATCATATCCTCCATCAACACATTCTTCCCTATTGTGTCCCAAAACAACATGCCAATGTAAATTTGGTTTATTTGTTGCTGATTTGTAATCATACTCCCATTTTAATTTTCTAACTTCATTATCAACTAGTATAGCATTATGTTCTTCTAAAACATTATCGTAAATATCAATTTTCATTTAAATTTTTTCCTCATTTCATTTAAATTTAGTTCTTGCCATAATTTCTGTCAAGCAAGCTAACATGTTTATTTCTTGGTCAGCAACAAACGCTGACTTGTATTGATACTCGCCCAAAACAATAACCACATGGGGAATACTACTACCATCCACAAACTCATAAAGATTATCATAAATGCGACGAAACAAACGTACAGGATCATTATCAAGATTATCAACAACCCATTTACGAACATTAGTAAATTCCTTATTTTTCATAGAATGCATCAGCTCTTTAACATTTACTTCTGCAATATCTATCAGTATTCCAGCATCAATTGTGCCTGATACAGAATACCGTTGAAGTTCATTTAATACCCTACGCCAATCTGGAAAATATTTATTGATTACTTCTGCAACAACTCTTTCATCATGCCCCACATTTTGGTCATCTAGAATTGTAACAACTCTACTCATAAACTCTGTTGCAAGTTTTGGTTTTTCAGAATTAGGAATTGAAAAATCAATCACACTACAACGAGAATGTAGAGCAGGGATTAAACGATTTTTATAATTACATGTAAAAATATAACCACAATTCTTATGAAACTCTTCCATAAATCCTCGCAAGGCAGGCTGAGTTGATTGTGGGTTTAGATAATCTGCTTCATCCAGTATGATGTATTTACGTCCACCATGAAGCGATACTGTAGACGCAAAGTTTTTAATCTTGGTTCGAAGAACATCAATACCAGATTCTTCAGAACCATTAATCATCATATATGTTGAACCAATTTCATCAAGCATAGCCTTCGCAGCGGTTGTTTTACCGACGCCGGGACTACCAAATAAAATTAGATTGGGTAATTGTCCTTCAACAACAAAATTATTTAAGGACTCTTTAAGAACTTTAGGAAGTACGCACGATTCTATATCTTTCGGCCTATACGCTTCGACCCATAAAAAAGTTTCCATTATATAATTTCTCCAAATCAAGCATCATATTTAGACTCTGGTTCCAGAGCAATCCAATATTGAACATCTACATTTTTATTTACGAAATGACTAATACTTTTGGAAGAAACTCCAACATCATATGTACCAGACAAAAGTTTTAAATTTTCAACCTTGAACCAAAACTTGTATGTCAGATTTTTGCCATCATTATTATTATTAACATCAATCTTTACAGCGTAATCATTTGCTGTTGCATTCTTCTTATCTGTAACTTTTAACAAAGCAACACCACTATCCACTGATTCAAGCGCCATATCTGGAACACCAATAACCGCAGCAGCCTTTTGTACATTAGACAACAATCCATTCTCTAATGAAAAACTAACCTCACATTCTGGCATTGTAATTTCTTTAGATACTGTTGTAACTACTGATGGATCAGAATACCAATATTTTAAAACATTACCATTTTCTGTTATTACAACAAAATCATCATGAAATTCTAAATCTGGTTTTTCAAAAAGAGACAACGCAGCAAGAAATTCATTCAAATCATAAATTGCAAACTCTGTTGGCCACTTTTCTTCCACTTCAGCTGATGCAACTATATTTCGCATCGCCGACATAGTAATTAGAGAATTACCTTTTTTAACTACCAAATTTTGATTAATCGTTGCAAAGTTTTTTAAAACCGATACAGTTTCATTACTAAGATTCATTATTTAATTTCTCCTTCACTTCCTTCACTCTATGTTCCAAGACATTAATTGCTGTATGAATACCTGCGGGAAACATATAAGACATATCGGTCACACGACTAACATCCCAGTGTCCTGTATCATATTCTCGTATTTTAGTTTTTAAAATACCAATCTCTTCCACTAAAAATACTAACCTTTCAATATCATTCATCTTCACCATTCTCCATATCATTAATGTGTAATGCTATAATACCATAATGAATCACTTTAAGTAGATCCCTTCTGTCCTTACCATTCTTTTTTCCATACCGTTGTGCATATTTCAATATGTTTCCGATACAGAACCCTTCACCATGACCACCGTCTATGATAAATTCTGTAGCTTGAAACTTGTTCTTGCTGTAATGTTCATCATAAGTGGCGTCAATATACTTTGAGAGCTCGGCAAGTGCCTTGTCCTCGTTGTATTTGTAATCAATTTTTTTCATGTGTATCATTATATAGAAAAGAGGGTTGAATGTCAACCCCCTTTTCAGTTTTATGATAAGAAATTATTTCACCGTAATAAGGCGAGACTTCTTCTCATCTGGCACAACTCTCTCAAGATCAACCAAGAGCATACCGTTTTCCAGTTTTGCGCCGTTAACAACGACAGCATCTGCAAGAGTAAACTTACGTTCAAACTTGCGATAGGCAATACCACGATATAAATCATTGCCATCATGATCCGAATCAGACTCTTTCACTGAACGAATCGAAAGAGTGCCATCGGCAACTTCCACCTCAATATCGTCCTTACCAAATCCGGCAAGGGCCATTTCAATAACGAAATTATATTCACCTTCCTTTCGAATGTTGTAAGGTGGAAACCCCGTTGATGTAGTATTGTTATTTACATAACGAGCAAGGTGTTCAAACGGACGTTCAAAACCTACTGCATAAGGGGTTAGTTGACTGAAGTTATCCCATAGGGATAGTGCTTTGCTAGTATTCATTTTATATCTCCTTTACTAAGCAAGACTTATGTTGTGCATCCCATTATGGCGATGCGATAAATGGTAGTTTTTTTTGGTTATTCTGAGAAACTACCAAAACTCATTAGTAATTTTGTTTTCTGTTGAGCGAGAACCAACCCCACTCTGACTAGGAGAACTACTAATGAAACTCCTATAGTATATATAGTGATTCTTTTTCGAATTACAACCCCTATACATAACTTTTTTTATATAATAAGATTTCTCTAGCCTTCTTTGCGTTATATCCGTTTTCTGTTTTCTTTCTTCTTCCAGCAGTATAGAATATATCAAAATGATCATAATTTAATGAACGGCATTCATTCTGAAACCAATCATCATCATCCCTGTTAGACAACATGACACAACTTTGGTTGTCACAAAACTTTATCAGTTCTCTTAATGAATCATCAGAGAATCCTTGACCATAATCAGCAAATGAATCTCTATATGGTGGATCAAAGAAATAAAATGTGTTCTCTGGGCAGTCATCTACTACTTCTTTCCAATCGCATGAAAAAATATCTGTCTTTTGCAATACGTCATGCCACCATTTTATTACATCACGATTATATACTTCTTTCTTTTGATTTAATAAGCCAGATGGTGTACCATAGCGACCATTGGTATTTTGGTTTATTTGGAATATACCATTAAAACCTATCTTCATCAAAAAATATAGTGTAGCTGTTTCGTATGATTTACTCCATGATTTATAATCATACGCATGAGTCTGTCTTATATCGTAATACAACTTCTTTCTGGCTGGTTTATCTAATGGCATATATTGTGATTCTAAATCATTTAATCGAAGCAAAAATTCATCAAGGTCATTCTTTATACTACGATATATGTTGATGATGTCGGAATTGATATCATTAATACGAGCGTAGGATGGTGTATAGGTATTCATCACATAGATAAACATAGCACCACCGCCAAAGAATGGTTCACAATAAGAGGTCACAGACGATGGCATATATGGTTTGTAATGCTTAAGCATTTTATTCTTACCACCAGCCCACATGAATAATGGTTTCATGAATAATCAGTTTCTTGAGATATGAGATATTCAAACCAATCACGAAAAGTTTCCTTAAACTTTTCTTCACTCTCATTTAATGAAAAACCCACACCTCTTTCTAATCCAAGTCGTTTATGACCATATTTTGCGATGGCGACAAACTTTGCAGTTGCGGTTGATTTGGCAGTCATAGATTCTTCAGAAAATCCATAACCTGATGCTGAAATAAACACCGCATGGCGATGCATAAAAATGGTATATTTTCCTGCCCTTTCACAAGCATTTTTATCGGCGTCTTGGTATTTGTGTTCACAGACACCAATCAGTTCACCTTTATAATAAATCCATCCACCATCCGCTTCATAAACAGAAGATGACCCAGCAGGCAAATCTTTATAACGTCTTGTCAGATAAGCATACGGATTATTCTCATCACCACATACAAGTTCACTAATTGTAACTAATGGTCGAAGCTCAAAATCTGAACCATATTCAGATACAATCTGT